AAGACGGCACACCCAAGCCTTATTTCTGGAACACTGTTCACATCAAAACAGCTGTTGTAGAAGAAAACGACGAGGACAAGATCCGAATTGTTTTTGGCGCTCCAAAGCTCGTTCTCCAAGCTGAGAATATGTTTCTTTGGCCACTTCAAGCCACGTACCTGAACACAGGCACTGGATTTATGATGTGGGGACGCGAAATTATCCGAGGAGGATTTAAGAAAGTCACAAAAGAACTTGACGAACTAGGAACTGAACACGGCATTTTATGCATCGATTGGTCTAGTTGGGACAAGCACTTTACTTTTGAACTTCAAAGAGAAATTCAGAAAATCTGGAAATCTTACTTTGACTTCACTAGCTATGAACCAACTTCAATCTATCCGCACGGAAAACCCGATCCTCAAGAGATCGAAAGACTATGGAACTGGACTTGCAATGCAACGATCCACACTCCAATGGTACTACCCGATGGCACTTATGCAGAGTGGAATTACTCTGGATTTGGCTCAGGCTACCAATGCACTCAACTGTGCGACTCTTTCGGCAACGCTATTGTCACATCGACAAGCGCATCCTCTATGGGCATCAACATCTTCGCTGCTTATTACTATGCCAAGTTTCAAGGAGACGACGCCTATGTCAGATTTATGAAATGGTTACTCCACATCTATGGACCAACCTTTTTACCCAAATTTGCAGACGCCGCACTCTATTACTTCGGACACAAGTTAGCAACAAGAAAATCACAAGCTCTAATGACTATAGAAAACTCATCTATGCTTAGCTACTCATGCAAGCACGGATTACCTTTTCGAACAGTCGAAGACCTGCTCAGACATCTGTTCTTTCCAAGACATGTCAGAACATGGGATACGATCGCTGGCGCCGCTCTCGGCCTAGCTTACGCAAACGCTGGAATCCATCGCGATTTCCACAACCTATGTCAGTACATCTGGAACAAGATAGTACATGAAAAGCAGATCAAACCAAAGCTCTACAGAGACACACAAAACAAGTTATTCTCTGGTGGTTTAGCTACCTTCGAACTCGAAGCCTTAACTACGCTCAAGTTTCCATCTTTTCTGGAACTTTCTGCTCTAATCGAAACTCACACACCTCGATCAGAACAAGAAAATCAGAAACTCTGGCCCACTCAACCTGGACCAAGTGGCAACTTTTTCTTTCTCAAACCGGTTTAACTACCCGTTGAGTTTCGTTCATTT